TATATTGATTCGTGGTCTTTGATGCATCCCTTCAAATAACCCATCCCGTCTTTAGTTTCCGCAACTAGCTTTGCTTTTTCTATTCCACCAAACTGGTCCACGATGCGGAGGCTTTCCAATATCATTTTCAGGTCATTGATTTTTACTGGTTCAAAGCCACGCTTCTTGAAGTACTCGCCATCGTTATCAGTTAAGTTCCAAGCCTCATGAATGCCATTGTGAAATTCAAACTGTGGTTTTGTTCTGAAGTAGTAGCCATCTTGGAAGCTCTCAGCATTGCTAGGCGCCCCATCAACAACCTCTCTCGCCTTCTTTTCGCCGAAGTCACGAATAAACTGTTCTGGTTTCATTGTTGTTCTCCGTCATGTTTAGTAATGGCTTCCTGCTTAAGCTTGTCTAGCATTTTCAGCTTTCTTAATTTCTCGTAAAGGTTCGCTGCTGCTCTTGTTTCTTTATTGCGAGTGCCGAGGCTGTAATCTCTGCGGAGCTTCATCATTGATGTGTAATCTACAAATTCGATCATGCTTTCAGCTCCCCTTTAACATTCAGGATGTCTTTTGCGTATTGAGTTGCCTTGTAATGATTTTTCCCAACACGTTCGAAATATTTCCATTCAACAAATTTTTGAAGATTGCTGTAGATGGTTCCTCGATTGAAATCAAACACTGATTCCTTCACGTCTTTGACACTGAAAGGTGCTGATGCATGACAGCCAAACACGAGTAAGCTAAGCTGGTCATCAAAGTTTAATTTCTTTGTTCTATTTAAAGTTTTCACGCTGCACCTCTCTCTTCCACTGGAAATGACATGCCAACAAAACGACAAATATCTAAACGGTCCTGAACATTTACAGATCCACGCTTGCCGTGACGGTTTTTAGCAATGATCAATTCAGTTACGCCTGTAGGTGCATTTGTCTCTTTTTCGAGTAATGGGTGGACCATGATAATTTGGTCTGCATCCTGTTCAATCTGTCCAGAATCCTTAAGATCACTTGCTACTGGCTTGTGTCCTTCTGCTCCACGGTTAAGTTGAGCCAATGCAATTACTGGGCAATCAAACTCTTTTGCCATAGCTTTTAAGTCACGACTGATTGATGCAACTTCTTGAACGCGATCCTTCTTAGATGGGTCTCGGATTAAGCCGATATAATCAACAATGATGCAGCCCAAAGCCTTGTACTTACGCTTCGCTTTGCGCGCATAACTTTGGATTTCAGCAATCGTTGGCTTTTGCTTTTCTTCAATAAAAATTGGCAGGTTTCTAAATTGAGCAATAGTTGCAGTAAGCTTCTCAAACATCCCGTCATAGATTTCACCGTTGTGAAGATTGTTATACGGGATTGCACCTAATGCCGAGATCATGCGGTTGGTTAGGGTCGGCGTATCCATCTCAGCAGAGATAAACAAGACTGGCATGTTGTAGCGCTTAGCAGTTTGCATTGCACACATCTGAGCAAGAGTTGATTTACCACTGCCCGGACGACCACCAATTACACAAAAATGACCCTTTTCAATTGTTCCCAAAAGATTATCAAGATGAGGAATATTGAACTGAACACCTATGAAGCCCTTTTGTTCTTTCTGAGCAATCTTTTTCTCAAATCGCTCAAGTGTTTTTTCTAAAGCCTGGTTAAAATCAAAACCTGTTTGCTTTTGCTCAATAGAATTACTAGATGAACTAAATAAATTCTCAGCAGCCAAGTAAACATCAGTGATAGTCAGATCTTTAGCGCACTCCGCAATCGAGAGACCAATATCTTCAACTTCGCGATGCTGCTTAAGTTTATTCAACTCAGCAACAAAATATTCCAGGTGGTGTGCGCTACCAACTGCACTGTTAAGTTCAATTAAATACTCTTCTCCACCAATGTCATTGAGAAGATTTCGCTCTTGTAGATGCTTGCAGACAAATACTGAGTCATATGGCTTATCAGCATTAGCAAGCTCAACAATTGCCTTGTAAATAATCTTGTGACGACCAGCGTAAAAATGTTCTTCGGTAAGATCATTTGCGACAACCTCTAGGGAATGGCTCACTGTCATCAATGCGACTAGCACACTCTGCTCAATTGTCATATTTTGAATGTTTGTACTCATTACCAGTCTCCATATTGCAATTGGGCATTAGAGAAATCAGGAGCTACCACAGAGCTGTTGACCTGAAACCAATACTCGTTTTCCCATTGTTTTTGGTTTAACCAAGTGCTAGGTGATGGAATGAACTCACCATCCTGCTTTGTCCAAGAGACATCAGATTTTTGTTTTTCAAGAATTGAAAGAAGTGTTTCAATCGCAAAACTTCCTTCATGCTTTGTGAAAGTTTTATAAGTGCCAGACTTGTCTGATTTACGTTTACAAGTTGGATATGCAGACCAGAACTTCTCAAAGTTTTCTGAGTAACCCACCCCTTGTTTTTCTTTGTTTTTATTATTGTTATTGTGTGGCGAATTTTTAGTATGGTTTGATACTAAATTTTCGTATGGTTCCGTACTATTTTTTAGCATAGCTAAATTTTCGCTAGGCGAATTTTTAGTATGGTTTTCAGTGGTAATTATCTGGTCAGTTAGAGACCATTCATTAATTTGTTTGTCAGTTTCAAGGCGGATAATTACACCCATCTCTTCCAAAATTAATAGGCCTTTTTGTACAGTATCCTTGTTGTATCCAGTTGCTTTTACAAACTGAGATAGGCTGATGCTATCTGCTTGTTTATTCCAGCCACGCGTTTTACGAACAATGAGAAGATAACAAGGCAAAGCTGCACCCTTCATCTTAGCCATATGTCCGTTATCTATTAGGTCATTAGGAATCTGGAATGCATTAGAAATAAAACTAGTCATACCAAGCTCCTCTTAAACTCTTCATAAGCATCGTTGATTTCTTCAATGAAGAATTCATCACTTGAAGCATCGTAAAGCCTTTGAAGATCACCATACTGGCGTGCATATTTCGCACCTTCATAAACTTCATGCTCATACTCCCTTATGAACCGCAAAGCTGTAGGATTCATAGTAATGACGCTCCAAGTTACTTTTAGCCTCAGCTACAGCAACCGAGTTTTTTAAACTGCGTTCTATTGCATAAGCCTCAACCGCTTTTTGAAACAAACTAATCTTCCGATTTAGTTCAATGTCTGCTAATATTGAATAGTTCATTTAATCCACCTTGTTTGAACACTAAGCCTGATTGTCACCATCAGGCTTTTTCTTTATATCCAAGCTCAAAACACATGCCGAAATCTTCAATGTCATCTTGAAAAAGATCGTCAATTGTTTGTTTGCTTTCCATCCACGCTTTTGACATCACAAAAAGCGCATTTAGTTTTTCCTCGCTAATCATTCGATATTTCTTGAGGACAGTCTTAAATCCAAGAATGTCCAACAGCACTAAACAGTTCTCAAGCTCAGTCAAGCCATTGGATTTTCTATCATTTTTCATTCGTGATAATGTGCTTGGATCAATCCCCAACTGTTCAGCAACCTGACTTTGATTGCTTGATGCAAGGGCTTGCAAAACTCTAGAAACTTCATTTCTAGCCCTTGCACTCAATTCGGTTGATACTTTGCTCATGGTTTAGTTCCTAAGCGGTTAATGCTTGTAAATCGGCTTTAAGTTTGCCTTTGGTTAAGATTTGAATTCGGGCTTGTGTATCACGTGGAATGCCTTTAGAGCGCCACTTGCTCACAGTTCCACGAGTAACATTCAGCTTTGCAGTTAATTCAATGTCTTTAGCAACCTTAAAGTGAGTTACTAAATCATCTACTGTCATGTTTACCTCGATAAACTTTTAGTTTCCCTAAGTAAACCATAAGTTTCTCTTGATATCAATACATTTGTTTACTATTGGAAACATCTGAATAGGATTTTTTATATGAGCGAGATCAACGACCGCATAATTGAAAGAATGCGAGAGCTCAAATTGAGACAGGTAGACTTGATTGATGCTACAGGCGCTAAGAAAGGTACTGTTTCTAAGTGGATATCTGGTATTAACACGCCTAGTGTTGAATACATGCCAGCTCTCGCTCAGGTGCTTAAGACAACTGAAAGCTGGTTATTAACAGGTAAAGAACCAAGCAGATTTAGTAATTTAAATGTTCAAGAGTTCATGGATAAGCATGGGCTTAATAAAAAAGAAGATGCATCATTTGATACCGACGACATCATGGAGGCCGATGTTGTTGAGTATGAAGTGGCTAACGGTTATGTATGGATTGATGTCGTGGAAGCTAGTTTTTCATGTGGTACAGGGGAATCTATTGAGTTCCATTTTGATGTAATTAATGGGAAATACCCTTTCCCGCCTTCATTCTTTCAACGCAAGATGATTGATCCTAAATGCCTAAAACTTATAAAAGCTAAAGGCGATAGCATGGAGGAGTATATTTATCATGATGATTTGGTAGGGATTGATATTTCCCAAACTGAAATCATTGATGGTGAAATCTATGCCGTTTACTTTGAGGGCGAAGGTATGATCAAGAAGATCTTCAAAGAAGAAGGAGGTACTTTAATTCTCCATAGCCTTAATGAAAAATACAGAGACCGTAAGGTGACTGAGCAAAACGGAATTAACTTTAAGGTAATGGGGCGCCAGGTATGGCGAGCTGGATAATAAGTCAAATATTTCAATACCCGCTTAGGCGGGTTTTTTATTGCCTTTAAGAAACATTAGTTTCCAAAGAATAAAAATAAGTTTCCTAAAATAAACTTTTCTGTTGACAAAAAAGTTTCCTTAAGTAAACTATGAATCATACACAAACAAAAACCGCCATAGGGGTCAGAGTCTAGGCGGTTTGCATCAAATGCGGAGATAAGTATGAATCAAAGAATTGAAAAGTACAAGCTAGGCCAAGCCTTTAAGGATGGCTCGAAAGCTTTTGTAGCTTTCTGGGTTATCACCTTCATTGCATTTGCATTCTTAAAAGGCTGTGCCGACGAGCAACACGTCAACGAACTCAAAGCAAAAGAAAACCTTTATGTCCGCGTTCAGGTTGAGGGGGTGGAGTGATGGATACTAAATCAGTTGCATCAGTTTCTATTATCGTAATTGAATCACTAATGATGCTTGTTGAACATGAAGGAATAGAACTTCCAAGTATTTCCCTAAAGCTTAAATCTGAGGATGGCTCTAGAACAAGTAAAGAAGTTGATTTCGCGCACTTAGTTGAGCAAACACTCAAAGGTCTTAAAGAACTTAGTGAAGGTGAGCAAGACAAGGAGCCCTCTCATGAATAACTACAAAATCAAAGTTAAAGATGAAGCTGAGAGCAAAGAGGTTCAGGAGTTGTTTTTTCGGCTTGGTGCAAAACGACCAGATGGCACTACAAACCTTTATCACTCACCATCAGTGTTTGGGCTATTAGTTGTAGAAGGTTTGTTGAATTACGTATTTGCGGATGTTGTTTTTAGGGACAGTGGAGCAAAAGAACTCACCCTTCCACAACTCCGAGACCTTATTGTGTTGAAGCGTAATGATGTGAAGGATGCGACTCATACTTGTGAAAACAACTTCAAATACATCTGCATTGAAAATCGATGGTATTTAATGACTACAGATGGTTGGTTTCAAGTTTCTGTTAATCCTAAGGCTCTCAAGCCTATTCAAACAGTAGAAGCAGTCTTAAATAATTTGGACGAACTCCGTGAAGAATACAAGGACTACCACCAAGACCAAGGCTTGATTAGCGGGGCTGAGGCGAAGCTTGCATGGGCTAAGGGCGAAATTGTTGAGTACTTTAGAAAAAGCCGTGATGAATGGTTTGAAGTAAAAGGGAACACATTTGTTTCTGTGTTTGATACCGCAGAGAAACTACGCATCAAACCCCAAACCATCAAGCTTGAACTTGAAATACCTGCTCCATACAAAGCAAAAATTGGCGGACGAGATGACACATCTTTCGTTCTGAATGTTGGCAGACATCAGTATTGCTACAAAACCGAAGAGGAATACACAAAGGCTCGTGACGCTTTGGAAGCAGTATTTGACTCGGCAGTGAGAGGTACTAACTCATGAATATGTTAGCCCTTAAACCAGAGTTGCTGTGCCCTTCTTTCCCGATGCTTCAGGTGTCTGGTGAGTTTGAAGTTAAAGACAACACAGTTTCATTCGAACTGGAAAGCGGTTGCGCAACTCTGAAATGCAAGATTGTTGCTGATGTTACTAAACAAGTTCGTGTGGTTGGCTCTCTAATGAATCCAGAGGACAGCCAAGACCAGTTTTACGACCAACTCGTAGTAGATGACCGCACACATGTTGAAGTGGTTGGCGCTGAATATGTAGAGACTCCAATCGGCCTTCTATTTCAACTTACATCAACACAAGTGGCTGACTTAAACAAGCAGCTCGAATATTACGCCGAAGAATTGGCAGATGATGAGTTGAGAGGTGGGTGATGGAGTGGATTAGTTGTGAGGATCGCTACCCAAGTCCAGATGAGTGGGTTCTTGGATTTATCAATGATGGTCAAGGCACTACAGGTCACGAAATAGTTTATTGCCATAACAAGAAGTTTTATGACAGCAAATATGAACTACCGATTACCCACTGGATGCCACTACCAGAACCACCAAAGTATTAGGAGAAGATTATGAATGCGCCAGTACAACACTCAGGACAGAACCCTTTTGCAGTAGCTGCTCCTACTACTCAAGCAATGTCTACAGTTCAGTCTGATAGTCAACGTGCAATTGCAGAGGTTCAAGCTGCTTTGGTTATTGCTAAGCAGTTCCCACGTAACCCAATTGAAGCTTATGACCGGATTATGAACGCTTGCCAGCGTCCCGGTTTAGCGCAATCGGCTGTTTATTCTTATGCTCGTGGTGGTAGTTCAGTAACTGGTCCATCAATTCGACTTGCGGAAATGCTTGCTCAGAATTGGGGAAATATTCAGTACGGTATCCGCGAATTATCTTCTGAAAATGGCGAATCAACGGTTGAAGCATTTGCTTGGGATGTTGAGACAAACACCCGTCAAACAAAGGTATTTCAGGTTCCACATATACGCTATACACGTAATGGTTCTAAAAAATTAACAGATCCACGTGATATTTATGAATTGGTTGCAAACAATGGTGCACGTCGTCTACGTGCATGCATCTTAGGTGTAATACCGGGTGATGTGATTGATGATGCAGTTAATCAGTGTGAAAAAACAATTCATGCAAGTGCTGATACTTCACCAGAAGCTGTGCAAAAACTTGTTGTAGCCTTTGAGCAATTCAATGTCACGAAGAAAGACATTGAAGACTACATTCAGCGTCGTCTTGATGCTATCACGGCAGCCAATATCGTTGCGCTTCGCAAGATTTTCACTAGCTTACGTGATGGAATGAGCTCACCTAAAGACTGGTTTAAAAATGTCACCGTGAAGGAAGTTGGAGAAGTTCAGGAAGTTAAACCAACTGTACCAGACAA